GTAGGTCCCGCTGCTTTATAGGCAGCTCTCCACGTTTTGTGAGTGCTGGAGCATACACTCTGGTATCTCTCGAGGGCTGTCATATAGACACGGGTACCACTTACGATAGAGCGTTTTACTTGTTGAAGAAATCTAAACTGGAAAGTATTCTCAGGTAAGACACTTAACAAGGGGGGCAAATAAACAAAAAGTACCGATCTGACCCATCGGGAACCACGATAAAATCTTATGAAACAATCGAATCCAAGACTAAACATTTCATTGCTTAGTCTATGGGCGAGTGTCCGTAAGGTGTTATCCTGAATCCGAGCAAGTTTTGACTTGCAAGGACTTGGCCACGACGAGAAGTATCTAGATCTTTGCCTTCGCCTCGAATCCTTGCAAAAGGACCGGGGTAGCGAGTTTTCAATGCTTTATGCAAAGAAGCTTCGCGGAGCGTTGTTGAATTACTTATCAGGTAATCCAGCGCGCTTTGAAGGTATTAGATATACTAGAGACGGTATACCCTTAGCTCTAGGGTTTCTAAGCGACGAGTTGCGTAAAGGAGAGATTCCAGCTGCAAAGCTGCAGTTTCTCAATACAATACTCTATGCACCTAGAAGCCTGAAACTCGGTAAAGAGCCAGATTTCACACCGGTATCTGCACCCCCAAATTTTGTTAGGGGGATAGCTAATATCGCTATGTGAGCTGGTTCTTTCTGAGCTGAGCTAGGGTACTTCGCCACTGGGGACGTTCCGAAATCAGCACGTTGGCGTCAATTCCACTTTACAACTAAGAGTGGCCCTAACGGGCATGCTCTTAAGTCGTTTGTGGATGACTTAGAGTCACTTCCAGACAGTCTCATTAAATCTTTAAAGACTGTCGGTGGTTCTGAGTTCACCAATGTTCTGGAAACATTACTTAGTGGGATAAATGTATTCCGAGGTTTTAATTTGTTTCAAAAACCTGCGCTGAATATGTGAATCCGTAAGCTAAGTTATTTTCCAGATAAGGAGTTGAAAGTGAGGGTTATAGCACAACTTGACTATTTTAGTCAAACAGTGTTAAAACCTCTTCATGAGTATCTCTTTGCTGTGTTACGGAAAATACCCCAAGACCAAACATACGATCAAGGGGGCTTCAGAAAAGCGCTAGAAGGCGCGGAGATTTATTATAGCATTGATTTATCAAATGCTACTGATAGATTTCCGATTGACCTAATAGCTCAAGTACTGTGTAGCCGTTTTCCGACATCCTATGTTGAGGCTTGGAAAGACGTAATGGTAGGTTATCCTTTTAAGTATTATCCATACGGTAGTAAGGTCTCGAAAGAGATCTCTTACGCTGTTGGTAATCCTATGGGGGCCTATTCATCATGGTCATCCTTTGCTTTAACTCACCATTATCTTATCTATTACTGTTGTAGGATATGTAATAAGGCGTGAAAAACCTTACCATATGCACTACTTGGTGATGATATTGTAATTGGAGATAAAGATGTCGCGGAAACATACCTTGAGGTGCTGAAAGATCTTGGCGTTGGTGTTGCACGGGATAAAACCCATGTGTCACCTAACCTTTATGAATTTGCAAAACGCTTAATTTATAAGGGTGCCGAGATTACCCCATTTCCGATCAGTGGATTGCAGGAAGTACAGAAGGCTAATCACCTAATGTGCAACTTGTTAATCACACTTGAAAAGAAGGGGTGAATCACCAAAGAGGGAATACCTAAGGCCGTATGTGCTTTCAAGCAACGTTTCTGACATTACCCCTCGCGATTAGCGAAGAAGGTAATGAAAGAGACTAGTTTCTGCGAGTCCATTATGAGAATAATGGAGGGAGCCGAGGCGGCCGACGAGCTTAACAAGCTGGTAAGGCACCTGGGTCTTCCGCTATCCCCCCCTATTCAAAAGGGGGAGGTACCCAATATTTTAGAAAATATTGCGGTGGATAGGTTCGCAGACGCTAGTGAAGAGTTAACTAATCCAAAAGCCCGTCCTTTAGGGGACTTGGCCACGGAGTTTGTTATCTACTTAACGGGGCTTGGAGACATAGGTTGTAGTCTCATAACAAACCCTCTTCTTCAATCTTATGGATTGATCGAGGAGATGTATATGAACTTAGTGCGCGAAGGCGTGCATATAGCAATGACGGGTGGTAAGTGGCCTCTTTCAATGAGGACCTTAGCCATTCCGTTAGACGATAGAGTGTTCACTGAACGCTCGAGTCGTCAGTTGCTACGTGTCGCTCCCATCTTTAGTAAGAAATTACAGGAAAGTTTTAAAGTACTAATGATGTATCCGAACCTTAGGGTTTTAGATGAAGTTGGGAAATAGACTTATTCTGGTCTATCTCAACCGGGCTTCTGTTAAAGGAGTTCGGGTGGCGCCTGCTCAGACTTTCGTCTGTAGACTCCCG